GATGCTCGATAGAATGGAGCATGGACGATTTAAAGTTTTTAATACCCTTTATGACTGGTTTGAGGAGTATCGTATGTATCATCGTAAAGATGGAAAGCTAGTCAAACTCAAAGATGACCTTATGTCTGCTACACGTTATGCAGCCATGAGTCTAAGACACAGTACAACAAGAAATTCAAGATGGAATACAAAAGGCAAATTGGGTCCTGATGTAGCCATCGTATAGGAGATAATTATGCCAGATAAGAAAAAACGCAGAGAATTAGAAGATGCAGCAATAAAAGAAAGAAAAAAAAGAAAACAAGTTAGGGTTCATAATTTCAAAACAGACAAACCAGGTCAATTTTTACCTAAAGAGCAAACTGTAAAAATGAGAATCGGAGATATATTTGATGGTAAAACAGTAAATGTTCAAAAAAACTTTAGAGATTTAAGCCCTACTAATCCACATAGACTTTATCCTAATGCAGATTTTGGAGAAAAAGAATCAGGAAAAAGAATAGAAAACAGAATCAAAGCAGGAAGAAGTCCTTTTACTAAATCAGCAGCTCAAAGATTCAAGGATAGATACACAAAATAATGGCAAAAATGACCAATGATGAACTTGCATCGAAACTAAGTAACGAAATAGAATCTGCTACAGGCAACTTCAATACAGAACTCTCTGAACAAAGAGAGCAGTCTATGAAGTATTATCTTGGTGAGCCTTTTGGCAACGAGATAGAAGGCAGGTCAGAAATCGTTACAACTGATGTAAGAGATACTATCGAATACATTATGCCATCATTGATGCGTATATTTACAACTCATAACAACACGGCAGAGTTTGAGCCTGAGGGACCTGAAGATATAGCCATGGCACAACAGGCAACTGATTATGTTAATTATGTTTTCAATCGCCAAAATAACGGCTTTAAGATCCTCTATGACGCGTTTAAGGACGCATTAATCAGCAAAACAGGGATTATCAAGCATTATTGGGAAGAAAAAACAGAAGTAACAACAGAAAACTATGATGACCTAACAGAGATTGAGTACCAATCTATATTAGCTAATGATGAATTAGAGGTCATGGAACACACAGAAGAAGTTATACAAGAAGCCCAGGAAGATGAAAACGGCATGATGGTATCACCTGAAGTGATAACACACGCAGTCAAAGTAAAAAGAACAAAGACATCAGGTCAGGTAAGAGTAATGTCTGTACCTCCTGAGGAATTTTTAATCTCAAGAAGGTCTACATCTATCGAAGAGGCTAATTTTGTATGTCATAGAGTCAAAAAAACAGTATCAGACCTCATTATGGAAGGTTATGATCCAAAAATAGTAGAAGAATTACCCACATACACAACAAACAATGCTGAATACGATGAGGAAAGGATTGCAAGATTCAGTTTTGATGATGATTCTATACCAGCACAAGAAGGCACAGGTGCTTCGAGAAAGGTTTGGTTAGAAGAATGTTATGTTCATATTGATTATAATGACGATGGAATAGCAGAACTTAGAAAAATTACTAAAGGTGGTAATATAATATTGGACAATGAGGAAATCGATATGATTCCTTTCTCAACAATCTGTCCTATACCTATACCTCATAAGTTCCACGGTATGTCTATTGCTGACACAGTACAAGATATACAGCTAATCAAGTCCACTATAATGCGTAATCTCTTGGATAACATGTATCTGACTAACAATGCAAGATATGCAGTATTAGCAGGGCAAGTAGAATTAGACGACTTATTGTCAAGCAAACCAGGTGGTATCGTAAGAATGAGAGCCCCAGGTGCAGTTACAGCTTTACCAACACCACAAATACAGAACTATGCGTTTGATATGGTCAAATACTTAGACAGTATTAGAGAAGAAAGAAGTGGTGTATCTAAAATGACACAAGGATTAAACCCTGATGTATTAACATCACATGTAACTTCAGGCGCAGTATCAGCAGCAACAGAATCTTCTATGCAAAGAATTGAGCTGATTGCTAGGATATTTGCTGAAACAGGTATAAAAGATTTATTTAGAAACATCTATTCATTGATACAAAGATACGAAAGTAGGCAAAAAATAGCTTATCTTAACGGTAAGTTTGTGCCTATCGATGTATCGAGATGGAAAGAAAAGTTGAATTGCACAGTCAATGTTGGAGTTGGATCAGGTAGTCAGAACTCTAAAATGCAGACTATGGGAAGCATTATGAATATTGTAAATGCCCTGGTCGATAAAGGAGCTATGGGAACTCTGATATCACCTGATAACATTTATAATGTTCTTAGCGAATACATTACACAAGCTGGTTACAAGAATCCTGATCAATTTGTGTCGAATCCACAAAATATGCCTCCTAAACAGCCACCACAACCGACTGTTGAAGAGAAGATTGCTAATCAAAAAGCACAACTAGAAATAGAAAAATTAAAACTACAGCAACAAGAAATGCAAATAGATACTCAGATAAAAGCTCAAGAACTCAAACTAAAAGCTAGAGAATCTGCAATTAACTTAGCGTTGAAGAAAAAAGATATAGAACTCAAAGAGTCTGAGCTTGACCTTAACCAGGCTGAACTTGTACTCGAACAAACACAAAAAAGACCAGTAGCCATAGGTAAAACATAATGATGTACTCTGATTATACGCCTGAATATCCTAGAGGTAGAGGCAAAGAAGTAAAGAAAACCATAAAATTTTTAACAAACAAGGGGGTCAAAAACAAAATAGCTGTTAAAACCTCGTTGCAAGTAAACCCAAAACAACAACTCAAAGTTTTTAGGAGAATATAATGGCATACGGTTACGGTAATAAAAAAAGTAATAAAAAGAGTCAAGATAACAATAAAAAAAAGAAAAAAAAGAAAATGGGTAAATGTTAAGTAAAAGACAAACAAATGCTCTAAAAAAGCATAAAGTACACCACACTAACAAACACATGGCTGAAATGAAGAAGCTTATGAACAAAGGTAAAACTTTTACAGAAGCACACAAAATGGCTATGAAAAAGGTAGGCAAGTAAATTAAAAACACAGAATTACAAGCGTTGTGCTTGAAACACAGACTTTCTGTCGAAAACATATTCAGGAATACAGGGGTAAAACCTAATGATATTCGTGGGTGGTTATCAGGCAAAAGGAAGATTCCAGACTGGATAACAGAAGAATCTTTAATTAACAAAAGCTAAATTCTAGCGAAACACTAGACCCGTGAAAACGAAATAGAAATCAGGAGAAGACATGGCAGACAAAGAAACCCAAATTAGGGAAGCAAACAACGCAAAACGATTACTCGAAGATCCTTTATTAATAAAGTCTTATGAAGTAATACAAAATGATATATTTCAGCAATGGATTAGAACAGAAATAGCTGAAACAGAAAAAAGAGAATCTTTATATCATTCATTGAGAGGCGTTCTAACAGCACAGAATGTTTTAGTAAACACAATGGAAAATGGTAAAGTTTTAGAAGAACAAGCAAAGGGAGGTAATTAATCATGGCGAAAGATGATATCCCTATAAAAGAATCCACTAATCGTGGTGTGCCTTTTGACGGTTCTGTAAGAGGAGCAGAAGAGGCACTTCGAGGTATTATGAGCAATCCTGAAAAGGAGACAGCTACAGAAGACCAAGAGCAAACAGAAGCAACGGAAGATGTTTCTGCACAGGACATGGAGTCCGAATCAGTACAAACAGAGGCACAAAATCCTGATGGATTGACTGCTGACGATATCGTAGACGATAATCAAGAAGAGAACCTAGAGAAAACTGATACTTATACTATCAAAGTAGATGGTGAACAAGTAGAAGTAACCCTCGAAGAACTCCAGGCAGGCTATCGTAGACAGGCTGATTACTCAAGAAACAGTCAAGTATTGGCAGAGAAACGCAAACAAGCTGATGAAGAATTAGCTGCGACTCAACAAGAAAGACAGCGTTACTTATCACAACTTGAGCAATTTAACACCCAAGCAGACGCTAAGATGGAAGAACTCAAAGCAACTGACTGGACTAAGCTCAAGGAAGAAGACCTAACTGAATATATGTTGAAAAGAGATCAATATAGAGAACTTCAGGAAAACAAAAGAATGGTAGAAGATGAACAAAAAAATCTTGTACAAAAACAACAGCAAGAGCAACAAGCTAAGTGGAATGAAGAACTTAGCAGACAGCAACAATTAATGGCACAAAGACTTCCTGAATGGAATGACCCTGACAAAGGACAGAAGATAAAACAAAGTATAAAATCTTATGCTCTTAAAACAGGTTTTACCGAACAAGAAGTTAATAGCTTAATTGATGCAAGGTCTGTTGATGTACTACATAAAGCTATGCTGTATGACAATCTTTTAGCAGCTAAGATTTCTAATAAGAAAACTAAAGTTGTACCTAAAGTTACTCGACCAGGATCTCCTGCAACAAAAGGTGAAATCTCAGGTGATAAAGTTAAGGCACAAAGAGCAAGGTTAAGGAAGACAGGGCATGTCAAGGACGCATCTAGCCTACTTGAAAGCATACTAAACTCTTGACCTATACATAACTTTTACATAGGTAATCAAAATGGCAATATATACAAACTCTTACGAGACTTTCGATAGTAACGATAAGAGAGAAGACTTGGCGAATGTGATATACAACATTTCTCCAACAGAAACTCCATTTATGTCTAGTATCGGTACTGGTACAGCTAACGGAACGAAACACGAATGGCAAACAGATAGTTTAGCAGCAGCAGCAGCTAACTTAGTAATAGAGGGAGATGATTCTCCTAATAGAGCGCTTACAGCAACATCAAGACTACTTAACCACACGCAGATTTCAACAAAACCTGTAGTAGTTACTGGTACTCAAGAAGTTGTTAGTAAAGCAGGTGTTACATCTGAAATGGCTTACCAAATCGCAAAAGCAGGTAAAGAAATAAAACGTGATATGGAACTAGACATGACAGGTAAACAAGAAGCAGCAGCAGGTTCTTCAGGCACAGGTCGTGCTTCAAGGGCTTTCGAATCTTGGATTACTACCAATGAACTTCATGGTTCAGGTGGTTCTACAAGTGGTGCAGGTGCTGTTACTGACGGAACACAAAGGGTACTTACTGAAACACTTTTGAAGTCTAATTTGAAAAAATGTTATGACGAAGGTGGAAACCCAGACTTATTGTTAGTTGGTTCATTCAACAAACAAAAAGTATCAGGTTTTACTGGTAACTCAACTCGTATGGACATGGCAGAAGATAGAAGCTTAGTTGCTACTATTGATGTTTATGTTTCAGACTTTGGTGAAGTAAGAGTAGTATCTGATAGGATCTTAAGAAGTTCAGGTAGAACTGCACTTGTTTGTGATACAGAAATGTGGGCAACAGCGTTCTTGAGACCTTTCCAAGTACAAGACTTAGCGAAAACTGGTGATGCTGAGAAGAAACAATTACTCGTAGAGTATACACTTGTTTCTAAAAACGAAGCAGCTAGTGGTAAAATCGCTGATTT